ATATTATCTGTACAAAAAATACCCCCTCTGTGTCTAAAATAAGTTTACCACTTCAAAGTTGATTTTGATTTCTTCCTTTTCCTCTGACATTGAGTGGGGGTGGGGCCCAAAAATTTTGCAGCCGCCGGGGGAGGTAAATACCAAAAATTACCAAAACGATTTTTTCAAGGGGGGGGTAAACATGGAAAACGTAATACAGATACCATATACTCCACGACCTGCATGGGCGAAGGTGCTGCATAAGGAATTAAGCAGACACCGCTTTGCAGTAATCGTAGCACACCGCCGCTTTGGTAAGACCATCGGAATGGTGAATCACCTTATAAGGGATGCTTTGCAGAGCGACTTAATCAGCCCGCAGTATGCTTTGGTAGGTCCGTTCAGTGCACAGATGGAAATTATTGCATGGGGACCATTGAAGTATTACACAAGCGTCATAGAGGGCATCAAGGTGAATGAAACTAAAAAGTATGTTGAATTCCCCAGTAAAGTACCTGGAGCGCAGGGCGCAAGGATATATATCGTTGGTGCGAACAATCCCGACGCATTGCGTGGTACATATTGGGACGGCGTAATACTTGACGAGTATTCGGATATGAAGCCGGAGATGTGGACGCAGATAATCCGACCTGCGATAGAGAACGGCGACAGAAAAGGCTATTGCTATTTCATCGGTACACCCAAGGGGCAGAACAACTTCTATGAGATGTACAAGAAGGCCAAGACGAATAAGCGTTACTTTGCGTATTTGTCGAACGTGTACGATAGCGGCATCTTAGACGCAAAGAGCATAGAAGAACTGAAAGAGGATATGCCGGAGGTAGAATTCAGACAAGAGTATTTGTGTGACTTTAGCGTATCGGCAATCAACGAGCTTTTCAGCCTGGAGGAACTAGATAAGGCTTTCAGTAGAGAGCTGACAGAAAAGGATGTTCCCTATGATATGCCGCTAGTGCAAGGCGCTGATATAGCGCGCTTTGGCGATGACAGAACGTGCATATGGCGGCGTAAGGGTTTAATGGCATATGCTAAGCCGAGAATCTATAAGAAGCTGAACACGATGCAGACGGCAGATTATATTGCTTTGGCAATGGATGAACACAAGGCAGATATGACCTTTATAGACGTTGGCAACATGGGTGCTGGCGTAGTCGACAGATTACGGCAGATGGGGTACACGGCTTTGAGGGAGATACCGTTTCAAGGCGCGGCGATAGAGAATAAGCGTTATGAGAATATCAGAGCAGAGATGTATTTCAAACTGAAAGACTGGATAGAAGATGGCGGAGCTTTGCCGGATGAACCTGGACTAAGAGAAGAGCTTGCAGTCATTCACTATAAGTACTCTAAGAATGGGCGTTTAATACTAACGCCTAAAGAGGAGATAAAAGAAAAGCTAGGGCGTTCACCGGACCTTGCAGACGGCCTGGCACTAACATTTGCAAGGAAGGTTCCGTTAAGGCAGTTAGGGTTTGACGATAGAAAGCCTAAAGTGCTGATGTGCAACACAGAATATTCGATTATGGGGGCGATTTAAAAATGGGTGGCATTGCAAAATTATTCGGTGGCGGCAACATGCCGACTATTGAAAAGGTGGACCCGGCACCGACTACCGTTGCGACAAGCAGCGAAGTTGCGGCCGGCGGCGACAGTAACAAGAAGAAGCGTAAGGGCTTTGCGTCTACGCAGACAAGCACTATTGCTAGTGGCGGCGAAGGCGGCCGTAATACTTTAGGCTAAGAGGTAACAGCTTATGAACTTTCAAACGATAGCGGCGAGCAAGCCACAGGGAACACTTCCTAGTGACGGGGTGCCGCTGAAAAAGAACTTGCCGGACCGCCAACGTTTGGTGCGTAAGCTCAAAAGCATGTATGAGGACAGACGAGATTGGGTGGACAGATGGAAAGAGATAAGAGATTATCAGCTTCCGTTTGTCGGCGAGTTTGACGATACAGCAGACAAGACCAATCCCGCGCGCAGACGTGACTTGAAGATTGTGCATGGCGTAGCGTGGAGAGCGGCACAGGTATTTGCCGCTGGCGTTATGAGCGGACTTACACCGCCGAGCCGCCAGTGGTTCAGATTTGCATACAGGCGGCCGGAACTTAATACGAATGTTGAGGCTATGAAGGTGCTTGACACAAGACAAGAGATTGTATCAAGCGTGCTTGCAAAGAGCAACTTCTATAACAGCATCCATACTGTATATCTGGAATTGCCTTTTGGGCAGTGCCCGATGGCTATATTCTACGACGCAGAAAACGGCGTGAGGTTCCAGACAATGACAATCGGTACTTATGCACTTGAAGCAGACGGCTTCGGCAAGGTAACTACGTTCGCAAGGAAGTACGATATGACATTGCAGCAGCTAGCAGACTGCTTCGGCGTAGACGCTTTGCCCGACAATCTGAAAGGACTGTTAGACAATCAGACCAATCTTACTAAGAAGTATAAAGTCTGCTGGATGGTAGAGCCTAACAGCGATAAGCTGCCTGGCTACATGGACAGACTGAACATGCCGTATAGAAGCGTGTACTGGTTGGAAAAATCAGAGAGCGACGAATACTTGTATGTCGGCGGCTTTGAAGAAGAACCAGTACCGGTAGCGCGTTATCTTGTCAGCGGCAATGAGGCATACGCAAGAGGTCCTGCATGGTTTGCAGAAGGCGACAGCAAAATGCTGCAACTGCTGAAAAAAGATTATCTCACAGCAATAGAGTTAAAGATAAAGCCGCCGATGCAAGGCAGTCCAAGCCTTATGAATAACGGCGGTATTAACTTGATGCCTGGCGGTCTAACAGCCGTAGATGACCAGACGCAAGATATGGTGAAGCCTTTGTTCGCGGTTGACCTTGACTTGAAGGACGCGCAGGAAGAAATTATTCGCGTTGAGGATGCTATAAAGAGAGCATACAGTGCTGATTTGTTCTTGATGTTAGATAACCTTGATAATAGCCGAATGACTGCTAGAGAGGTTATGGAGAGAACGCAGGAAAAACTGCAACAGCTAGGCCCCGTGGTTGAGCGATTGCAGGATGAATTTTTAACACTGATTCTTCAACGTGTGTATAACATCATCGACAGAAGCGGTGGATTCCCTCCGGTGCCGGAAGAACTGCAAGACCTTTTGAGTGAAGAAGATGTTGAAGTGGACTATATTTCACCGTTGGCGCAGGCGCAGAAGATGAGCGGACTTGTGAATATCGAACAGGCGATAGCACAAACAGGACAGATGGCGCAAGTATGGCCAGAAGTTACGAAGAAGATTAACCCGTTGGGTGCTATTACAAAATACTTTGAAATGCTTGGCGTGCCTGCAATGGCATTGCGTAGTGATGAAGAAGTACAAGAAATGCTCAAACAAGAGCAGCAGGAAATGCAACGGCAGCAGGAAATGCAGGAAGGCTTGGCAATGGCACAGGCTGCGGCTCCTGCGGCAGAGGCGGCCAAAAATCTTACTGCGGCTGCGAATGATTCCAACCCGGCTATTACAAGCTGGCTAGGCGTGCCGGGAGGTTGGGAATAATGAGCGAGCAGTTTAAATATAAATCCAATACCGGCGAGGATAGAAGGCAAGCACTGCTGACAGAGTACATGGTAAGAGAGCAGGCAAGAAGGGATAAAGAAGCCCTACTTGACCTGCTGGGGAGTGAAAGCGGACGCTGGTTCTTGATGCGTATGCTTGATGTAACCAAAGTGAACTCTATGTGCTTTACCGGCAATAGCAAGACTTTCTATAACGAAGGCCGCCGCGACGTAGGCTTAGGCATTATCAAAAGCATTTTGGCACTTGGACTGCAAGGCATAGAGCTAAAGCAGCAGGCTGAAATGGAGTATGCAGAATTCCAACTAAAGCTGCAAGAGCTGGCAGTGGAATATGTGGATAACAACAAGGAGGAATAACTAATGGGCGAGAACGGCGAAAATGCAGTTGTAAACGGCGAAGGCACACAGCAACAGGCTGAACCCAATACCGTGGCACAACAGCAGCAGGCAGAAACGACTACTACTAATGCAACTAATAATACAAGTGCTTCCGGCACTATTGCAGGGAATGGAAGTAATGGGCAAGGCGCACAACAGCAGCCCGGCACAGTGAATTATGACTTTGCAGGAGTAGAAATGCCGGAAGGCTATGAGCTTAGTGCTGATGAACAAGGACGCTTTGTAGATGTCATTAAAGGCATGAACCTTAGCAATGAGCAGGCAAGAGCACTTGCAAAGTACGGCACAGAGTATGCAAGCCGTGTAGTGCAAGGCGTAGAACAGCTCCGTGCGCAAGAAATTGCTAAATGGGGTGACGAAGCTAAAACAGCACTGGGCGCAGACTTGGGCAAAGTACAGGGCCTTTGCGATACTGCCTGCCGTAAATTGGAGGCAATGTATCCGGGCTTGAACGTGCGTGAAGCGTTAGAGGTTACTGGCGCAGGCAATCAAATTGCTATTGTGAGAGCATTTGCAAAACTTGGTGAACTGCTTGGCGAGGACCCCGGCTTGGCTGCACAAAACGGCGCACAAGGCTTAAACGCTGCGCAAGGCATTGCAGCAAACATGTACCCGAAAACCGACTGGAGCAAGTATAAATAATTTATTAACTTTTGATTAAAAAACAGGAAGGATGATGAAACTATGGCTACTATTGGTTACTCCCAAACTATGAGTGACTTACGAAAGTACTTAACTCCGCAAGGCGCGATTGACCGCGTTATGGAAGTACTCAACGAATCTAATCCGATTATGGAAGATATTAAATGGATGGAAGGCGATTTGCCGATTGGTACTAAAACTACTATTCGTGCTAGTTTGCCTTCTCCGTCTATCCGCCGTATTAACCGCGGTACTTCTCCGACTAAAGGCACTGTAAAACAGCGCATTGATGTATGTATGCATTTGGAGGACCGCTCCTGCGTGGACGTTGAACTGCTTTCCGGCAAGCCGAATCCGCAGGCTTTCCGCATGGCAGAGGATGATGCACACGTAGAAGGCATGGGCCAATACGTCGCACGTCAATTCTTGTACGGCAACTTGGATGAAAACCCGGACACTTTCAATGGTATTGCGGTACGTTACAATACTTTGACTGACGGCGGCAAAGGCACTCCAGGCCACCAGGTAATTTCTGCTGGTACTCCTGGTACTAACACTAATGCTTCTATCTACTTCGTAGATTGGGGCGACAGACGTGTAATGGGTGTATATCCTAAAGGCACCCAAGCAGGCTTAAAGACTGAGGACTTGGGCGAAAGCGACGTTCTCGATGAGAACAGGAATCCGTTCCGTGCATTGCAGACCTTGTACTCTTGGAAGTGCGGCTTGGCGGTACAGAACGTTCGCTCTATTGTACGTGTATGCAACATCGATGTTAGCAAACTGAACTCTTTGACTGACAGCGCACAGCGCGAACTGATGAATAAATTCATCTTTGCAAAGAACAGACTGCAAGACCCGAAAGCACCCGTTGCGTATGTATCTGACAGCGTATACTCTTGGCTGGAGTGCTATCTGAACAACAAGAACAATGTTCATGTTACCCGTCAAGATTTTATGGGCGCACCGCCTAAACTGTACCTTGCAGGTATTCAGATTAAGAAACTTGACTGCCAGAGCGAAACCGAAGTGGCAGTCATGTAACCGGAAGGAGTGAATAACAATGATTTTTGACCAGCAAAATATGTACATGGACAATTCCTTGACCAGCAATGTAATTGCGAATGTTGGCGGCGGTGATGCAGCCGACCCGTTGTTTCTTGTTATTACTGCACCGACCGCCTTAGCTACTAGCGGCACTATCACTGCGGCGCTGGAAACTTCCGACAGCGAAGATTTTGGCACTGAAACCGTTGTTGCAACTTATACCCTTGCTGCCAGCAAGAAGGGCATTTTACTTGCGGCAAAACTGCCGTATGGCATGAAGGCTTTTTCCAGACTGACTGTTACCGGCGCAAGCGGCGGCAAATTGACTGCTGGCTTGACTGAAACTGTTCCGAACTGGCCGGGCTGATTTAGTACTTTAAGGGGAGGGCGATAAGCTCTTCCCTTTTTTAATAATCAAGGAGGAATAGTTAAAAATGCTTAACATTACCGATGTATGTAATATGGCACTGGCTCATATCGCCAAAGGGCGCATAAGCAATATAGACGAGCAATCAGAACTAGCCAGACAGTGCAAACTGTTTTATGAGCCTACGCGCAAAGAGTTATTAAGGAGCTACACTTGGGGATTTGCAAAGCGCGTGAGCAAACTAGCAGAACTTAGCATTGAATCTCCGTACTGGTCCCACGTTTACGCTTACCCCGAAAAGTGCCTTGCTGTGCGCAAGATATTTGACGCTGACACCGGCGCAATGATAAGGGCAGGCGAGCAACAGCAGGAAGAATGGGACTTATATATGGCAAGCGACAACGTGCTTGGTATCGGCTGCAATATTCCTGCTGCGTGGCTTGAATATACCTATGATGTTGACGACGTGGAAATGTTTTCAAGTGATTTTTTGAGCGCGTTTACTCATATGCTGGCGTTTAATATCTGCGTACAACTGACCGGCAACAGCGGCTTGCAGCAGACGCAGTATCAGCTTGCAATGGCGGCATTACAGAAAGCGAAGTATACCACGGCAAGCGAAAAGAAAGAATTGCCGGACTACCCGAGTAAATACTTTGACGGGAGGGCGTAATTATGGCTAGTGGGTTAACACCTTATTATTTATTGCAGCCTGCGTTTACCGGCGGCGAAATCAGCGCCGAAGTTGCCAACCGCGTCGATTTGGATAAGTACCAGCTTGCGGTACTGCAAGCCTATAACTGCCTTATCAAGCCGCACGGTCCTATTTATCGCAGACCAGGTATGAAGTATATGGCACGAACAAAATATAGCGATAAAGCGTGCATCCTGGTACCGTTCAACGGCGCAGACAGCACCGACTATCTTTTGGAGATTGGCGAGAAATATATAAGAGTGCATAAGAATGGACTTTATATAAACATAGAAGTTATGACACCGTACACGGCAGATATGCTGCAAGATTTGAGATTTGTTCAAAGCGCAGATACTATGTTTATCGCCAGCGGCAAATACCCCGTAAAACAGCTTGCAAGATATTCAGACACTGACTGGCGGTTTGCTGATTTTGAAATTACGGATATGTATTTCGACGAATCAATCTCACTTGAAAATTATAGCGGCATAAGCTATACAGTGCCTGGCACTTATCAATTTCAGCCGACTGTAACCGGTGAATATCAGATTGATATAGCCGGTGCAGGCGGCGGTGGCGGTGGCGGCGTTAAATATTCAAAACCGCGTGAGCATGGATACTCTCGCTATTGTGTTGGCGGCGGCGCAGGTGGCAATGGCGAACGTATAATAAAAACAGTCACGTTGTCTAAAGATACAAGTTATACGGTCACAGTCGGTAGCGGCGGCGCTGGCGGAAGCGGCAAAGGCGATTACGGAACAGCCTCTAGTGGCGGCAACGGCGGCAATAGTACGGCGTGTGGCTTGATTGGCAGAGGCGGCACGGGCGGCGGCGGTGGTAGCCGTGAAGCTATTGACGGCAGTTATCAAAACACAAAGGGCCCGCAAGGCGCAACATACGGCGCAGGCGGCGGTGGTATTGGCGGTATTGCGGGTACTACATATAAAGACAATGCTGGTAAAGCGGGCGCTAATGGCTGGGTAAAAATTCTTTATACTGGCAATAAAGAATTGACACCTTCGGGAACGCAAGGCGATATTACCTTGACGAGCAACAAGGATATTTTTGCTAGCAGCAAGCCGGGCACGTATATCAAACTTAAACAAGAGATTGCAAGCAAGACTGTATCTACCAGCAACGGCACTACTGAAAGAGTGCGCGTAGGTGAAAATTGGAAGGTTATCAGTCACGGGACCTGGAGCGGCAGTTTTGCTATAGAAAAAAGCGACGATGGCGAAAGTTGGAAGGAATACAGAAAATATACATCTAAAGACGATTACAACCCGTCAGAAAGCGGTAGTGTAACAGAGCCGGTATTTTTAAGAGCGGTATGCACTATCAGTAGTGGTACTTGCACTGTTGATTTAACAGCAATGGCCTACAATGCGGAAGGTGTTGTAAAACTCACTGAAATCACTAGCGACAGTACAGCTAAAGCCCATGTTGAAAAAGAACTTGGCTCAACGGATATGACAACTAATTTCTTATGGGGCGCATGGAGTGAAGAATTCGGGCACCCGCAAACACTTTGTTTTTTCCAGGACAGATTATGTTTTGGCGGTACAAAGAAGCAGCCTTATATGGTGTGGATGAGCAGGACCGGTGACTACGGCAATTTCAGTGTAGAGAAAGCCAGCGGCACTGTTACCGACGATAGCGCAGTAGCACTTGCGTTCGTGAGCCGCAAGCAGTTTAAGATTTTGCATTTGATAGCAAGCACCGATTTAATTGTCTTGACCGTTGGCAACGAATGGACAGTAAGCGGCAGCGATACTGTAACCCCATCTAAGACCGTACCGAAAATGCAGACTACACGCGGATGCAGCACTGTTGAGCCGCTGATGATTGGCGGCAGAATCGTGTTTGTACAAGGACGCGGAAGCACTGTAAGGGATATGGCATATAGCTATGAAACAGACAGCTACGGCGGCAATGACTTAACCTTGCTGGCAAAGCATATCATAGAGAATGTGCAGATTGTCGACAGCGCGTATAAGCAGGAACCCGACAGCACTATATACTTTGTGAGAAGTGACGGAACTATGGCTTGCTTATCCTACATCATGGAACAGAAAGTATATGCCTGGTCGACGATAGAAACGCAAGGCAAGATTGAAGCTGTGGCGGCAGTGCAGGAAGGCGACGAGGATATTATTTATCTTGTAGTGAAACGAGAGATAAACGGCGTGACGGTACGCAATATTGAGTATCTGGCAAAGAATCCCGCAAAGAGCAATAATCCCGACGATTATATTATGCTTGATAATGCTATTGAGTATAGCACTGCTGAAAAGAGCAGTGGGGAAACAGAGATTGATGCGGCAGAGTTGGCAGGTGAAAAAGTTACTGTTATCGGTGATGGAAGAATGTATAGCGGACTGACAGTAAGCCAGGACGGCACTGTGACGCTCCCGGCGGCCGTACAACACGCTTTTATTGGCTTGCCCTATAGAAGTATCGTGGAACTTCCAAACGTCGAAATTAAGACTGGTGACGGCACTATGCAAGGACGCAAAAAGCAGATTAGTAATTGCATCCTGCGTTTAAGTAATTCTCTTGGCGGCATGGTCGGTCCGGATATAAATACTATGGACTTGATGAACTTTGATGAGCAGAACGCATTGAGCGATATTAAATTATTTACCGGTGACAAGCATATGACTTTGCCTATTGGCGGCTTTAATAACGAAGGCAGAGTGATTATCGTTACGGATGAGCCATATCCTTTTAACTTGCTGGCGGTAGTGCGGGAGGTGTCTTTCGGTGGCTAAGAAGTGGACAGTTGAAATACTTGATAATAAGTCAAAAGAAAATGTTGTGCCGTTGATTGAAGAACTTATGCAGGATATACGGCCGCACGATAAGGAAGATTTGGAAGCAAGCAGTGACCCGGTATTCGTGCTTATCGGCAGTATCAAACTTGACGAAGAAACAAGGGTATACCGTGGTGAGGACGGAAAACTGCTTGCGATATTCGGCAAGGGCGTTATGGAATGGGGCGCACCGGGGCGCGGAATCTGGATGGTAGGTACGAACGAACTTTACAACGGGTACACAAAGAGCCTGCTTTTCAAGGAAGCAAAAAGAGTGCTGAATGAATGGGTACGCAAGCATGGACTGCTGCACAATATCGTCTACGAGAAGAACCGCACTAGCATTAACTATTTAAGCCACTTGGGAGCGGTATTTTTGGTAGAGCCTAAAACAGGTTGGGACGGCAAAAAGTTTTATCAGTTTTATATTCCATATAGAGGGGAGTGAGCGTAATGGGTACACTTGGAATCTTAATGGGTCTGCAAACTGTCATGCAGTTAAGTGGCCAACATCAGCAGGCCAAACAGCAGGAGCAGGCATATAAAGCGCAGGCGCAGGCTGCACAGCAGAACGCGGCTATTATGAGCCGCCAACGTGAGCAGCAGGCAGAAGCGTATGCGCAGAAGCAAAGCCAACTCAACGATAGAATGAGGCTTGCAAGAGGGCAGGCGCTGGCGGCGGCCGGCAGCAGCGGCCTAACCGACAGCGGCAGTGTTGCTGATATTCTTTCAAGCAGCGAGGACGCTTACAAAAAAGACAGTATGAATCTGTTGCAAAATCAGCGTAATGATGCGTGGAACACTTATGTAAACGAGGTTAATTATCGCAACCAGGCAAGCGCATATAATGCGGCGGCGAAGAACGCTAAAGCCAACGGCAAAATGCAGATGTTTAGTACGCTTGTAGGTGCGGCGGCGAACGCTTACTCTAAAGGTATGATTGGCGGCAGCAAGGGAACAACTACGGTAAGCAGTGACGATTGGTACGATGCTAACAGTGATTTCAATCTTCCTGCTAGCAATATGAACGGCTTTAATCTTTACAACCAGGCAAAGAAGAATAACCCGTTCATGGACAATACAGGCTTTACTAAATGGAGCTGGTAAGGGAGGTACAGTATGAAGATTGCAGGTTATCAAGGCAGCGTCAATTTAGGTACCGGTGGCGGTGCGACTGTCAAGGTATCGAGTGACCTTAACGCTTATGGCAGCGGCGGCAAAGGACTTGCCGCTATTGCCGGTGCCGCCAACAAATGGGCGGTAGCAGTAGAAGCACAGCAGGAAGATGAGGACAAACAGTCCATTCTTAATGCTATGGATATATTTAATAAGAGCCGTTATAACATCATGTACAACGATGAAAGCGGCCTTATGAATACAAAGTTAGAAGGCACTGCCGGTGCAGGCGCAAGCTACACAGAGCAGATAAATAAAGCAAGGCAGGATGTGTTGAGCAACACTAAATTGCATAGCAAAAAAAATCAGCTTGCACTTGACCATTTAATGTATCAGAGTGCGCAGCAAGGCTTCCAGACCGTCGACCAATACGAGCAGAAGCAGAAAGAAGCAGTCACTGATTTACGCTATGACAATAATATCCAGAACTCCTGCGAGTTTGTACAGAAGAACTGGAACAACCCGCAGGCGCTGCAAGATGAAATTATTCGTACACAGTTGCTGACAAGTGCTATATATGGCAAGCGTGGCGCAGAGTTTATCGAATCTAAGAGCAGAGCCAACATTGGGCAGGTGGTAGCAAGTGCCGTCGGCGCAAGCATCACCAACGAAGATTATGGCACTATGCGTAACATCATGGATAAGTACGGCAGTTACCTGACTGCTAATCAGCGCGCCGCTTTTGAGAAAGTGGCATACGATAAAGAGAGCAGCGCTTTTGAAAGAAATACTGCTAAAGACTTGTATGCTAAATATGGCGACGATGAAGAAGCAGTGCGTAAAGAACTTGAAGGCATGAAAGGATTTAGCGGCGGCGAAAGCGGTAATGATTTTGAGAATTTGCTAACTTCTTTCGGTATTCAAGAGAGCGGCGGCAATTATAACGCCAAGAATGGCCGTACAGGCGCAAGCGGCAAATATCAGATTCTGCCTAAGAACTGGCCTAGCTGGAGCCAAGAAGCAGGCTTGCCAGCAGGTGCGGAAATGACACCGGAAAATCAAGAGATTGTCGCACGCTTTAAATTAAAACAATACTATGATAAATACGGTGCAGCAGGTGCGGCGGTAGCATGGTATAGCGGAGAAACTAATGCGCAACGCTGGGTAAGTGGTAAAACAACGGACGTATGGGGAAACACTTGGGATACGCCGCAGCATGGGAACGAGCCTAGTATCAAAGAATACGCAGAGAGTGTTACCAACAGAGCGGGAAGCGTGCACAGCACTCACAACATGAGCCAGGATGAGCAAGACCGCATTATGAAGCAGTACCGCACTATTAAAGCAGACCATGACAGAATAGAAACTTATAAGAAAAACAAACTTTTTGAAGGAATAAAGAATGAGATATTTGCTATGCTTCATAACGGCACAAGCTATAGTGATGCTATGGCGTGGGCTACTAACCAGGCAGGCAGTGACCCCGACAAGTACGTAACATATCGTAATGCGGTAACGGCAATATACGGACCGCAAGGCAGAAGCGGAAGTAGCGGTAGCGGCGGCCGTGAAGGCATAGCAAAACTTGGCAGCGATGGCAAAGAAGCAGTAATTTCTATGCTTGAAGCAGGCAGGTTTAAATCTAAAGCAGAATTTTTAGCTTTCGCAAGAAGCCACGGCGCAACTAATTCTGATATGAATTCATTGGACAAGTCTTATGATAATTGGTTGAGTGGCGCAGGCGAATATGCGTATGATTGGGACGGCCTTTGCAGGTACGCAATGGGTGGTTCTTCTAACAATAAAGTAAAACAAGGACTGAAGATATTCGGCAAACAGTGGGTACGCACGTATCGCGCCGAGCACAACGGCATGAACCCGGATGAATCAGTATTGGTTGACGCTATGAAGCAAGCTATAACTACACGGACTTTTGGTACTTACGTAACAAAACCGGGCTTTTTGTGGGATAGCACAAAGATTTTTAGCGGTAATGATGCACTGTTAGCAAAAGCAGGTATAGCCAGAGTTGAAAAAATTGCTGACGATTGGTATCACGTCACATACTTTGACGGCAGCGACGGCAATGTCAACGGCGGCTATCTTGATGAGGTTATGAACGGAGATTATTAAATGAGCTGGGAAGATAACGAAAAAGAATTTCAAAGACTGCGAAACGAAAAACAGGATTGGTATAATGGCGGTTATGCGACTGGTGCAGACAGCAATTTAACTCCTGCCGAAACTTTAGGCTATTATGACCTGCAAAAAATGAGTGACGATGAATATAATAAGTTTTCGCAGGCAGTAAAGAGCAATAGCTCACCGACGATTGATACTAGCAGTATTATCAACGATGATAAGCCGGGCATAGGCACTGCCGTAATTAACGGCCTTAAAGGTTCTGTACGTGGCTTATTCGGTGCGGCTAAAGCGGCCGTTGACGCTAATATTGAAGCTCATAAGGGTGACAAGAATGTTGTTAAAGAGTATGACCAATCAGAGAACATCAGCAAGGCTTTAGGCTATGTCACCGATGAGATTTTGAAGCGCGAAGAAGTTAAGGCTGATACGGCGACTGGGCAACTTGGTTATGATTTGGCTGAAAACGCTATTCAGCTTTTAGCTCAGCTTGCGCTGACTAAAGGTGTAGGCGCTGCCGGTGCAGGTGCAAAAACTGTACACGCTATCAGTATGCTTTACAATGGTGCAAACATCAGCGGCGAACATACCTGCGACTGCGAAAAGAGGGCGTAAGCGCAACCAGAGCAGCGGATGCAGGCTTGATGAATGCAATCCCGCAGGCAGTATTAGAAGAACTGCCGCTTGGCAGACTGCTTAAAAAGATGCCTGCCGGCAGCGGACTGAAAGCTAAGATATGGGAAGTTACCAAACGTGGCCTTGAAGAAGGTGTTACCGAAGCATTGCAGGAATTCCCGGAGCAAGCTACAGACTTATGGGCAAAGAACCCCGGCGCAAGCACTGCCAAACTTGCGGAGAAGTGGGGCGAGAACTGGCAGCAGAACTTGAAGGAAGCGGGATATAGTGGCCTTATTGGTGCTATTCTTGGCGGTAGTGTTAGCGGCGTAAGCGTTGCAGTTGACAGCGTTGTTGAGCACGTCGCATTAAAAGCGAACGAAGAACGCAAGGCAAAGTTGATAGAGGATGCTGAACGAATCAAAGAAACAGGTATTAACCCGGAACGTGCGGCGGCTGAAATTGAAGCGAATAATCCTAACTTTGAGGACGATACAGTAACAGTATCTGCACAGGACTTGGAAGGCTACAAGCAGACCAGCAACAACAACAAACTTTTTGAGGAACTAGGAGTTACCGAAGAAGAAGTAGAGGCGGCTGCGGAGCTGGGGCAGGATGTTGATATTAGCCGTGGCAAGTTTACGGCGGCAATGGCTAAAGATAGCGCACTGTTTGAAGCTACGAAAGACAATATGTACTTTGACAGCAACGGCGAATTGTCGGACGGCGGCGCAAAGACACGTAAAGAACTGCGAGAAGGTTATAACTTGACCAGGCAGGCAAGTACGGAGCTTGACGCAGAACTTGACGCTATTGTTGACAGCGCTACTAAAGCAGGTATGAATAAATCTCATGCCGGCAATTTGCGTTTAGTATTGGAGAGCCGCGCACTTATTGCATACCCCGAAAATCCTGCTGCATGGCTACAGAAAAACAAACTGCGGTTTGAGGACGGCGGCAAAGCTAAACAAAAGAATGGCTGGTTTAGCAAGGGAGGAGTGCTTAAAAAAGAGCAATTCTATACTACTAATATTACCGGAAATGAGATGGGACACTATTCAGATTTGAAGAGCTTGCAGAAAAAGGCTTTTGCATGGTATAGGGACAACTTGCAAGGCACGAGCGTTCATAATAGTGTATTGGGTGATATTAGAATAGATAAAGGGTATCAAGAAAATAATATTAAATTTGGCACAAGTGGCAGAAAGAAAATGGAACACACTTCCGCTAAAAAAGAAAAACTTTTTGCATTGCGCTATTTACGTGAAATTATGGAGAATCGTAATTTCGTTACAGAATCTGCGCCGCAAAAAGAAAAACATTCAGACGAGAATTTTTATTATATTCATTCTGCACTGAATGTTAATGGTGAAAAACGTTATGTAGTTGTTACAGTAAGAGAACATAATGATAAATCATTATCATATTATAATCATAATGTTTTTAACGAAAATGAGTATAAAAAAATAGAGGACGCGTTCAAGCCCTCGGGTTCCGAGCAATTCAAGGCTCAGCCCAGTATCTCAAACAAAACGTCCTCTTTTGCTGATAGTGTATCACAAAAAGCAGATAATTACAAGCAACAAAAAATTGTCAATGGTACACTGAAAGATAAAGGCATGATTTCCCCAATGGATGATGGTACTTATGTTATCACGCTTTTTAAGGGCGCAGATGCAAGTACAGTTATCCACGAAACAGGACACTACTTTGTGGAAACCATGATTAACGAAGCATTGGCAGACCCCAGCAACACAAGACTAAACGCTGATGCGAAAAAGCTCATGGAGTATGCAGGCATTGACGCTGACACATGGGCAAGTGGCGACGTTGAAGCAAAGAGAGCCGGGCATGAAAAGCTGGCAGAAGCATTTGAAACCTACATCATGGAAGGCAAAGCGCCTAGCGTTGGCTTGCGCGGAGTGTTCCAGAGGTTCGCTAATTGGTTATCAGCTATTTATAGTAAGATAGCAAGAAGCGAAAATGCGGCAGAATTAACGCCGGAAGTACGGCAGGTATTCGACAGAATGTTGGCGTGCCGTGAAGAAATTGAAGTTATGGCGCGCATGGAGGGCATATTCGGCGGCTTGCCGGAGAATATAACTTCCAAGTTATCAGACCAAAACAAAAAGACCTTGCAGGATAAAATCTTGAAGGCTAAAGACAAGGCCGTGGATATTCTGACAAGACGCGCAATGGCTGATTTCAGCGCAAAGCGCAGAGCTGAAAAAGCAGCGTTCGTCGAAGAAATACGGCCGCAGATTGAGCAGGCAGTAGCGCAAGAACTTGTCAATCGTGCAAGAGTGCAAGTCGGGCAGGAATTTGGGCAAGAATTTGGGCAAGAATCAAAGCTTGCCAATCCTGCAATTATAGCAAGAAAATACAGACACGTTTTAGGAAGCGTACTGCCAAACTATAATGATATGCTGAACGATACTAATGCCAGCATTGACGATATACTTAATCCGATAGTTGAGTATCTTCAAGCGGAAGTCGACACATACGGCACGCTTTCTAAAGAGCGTGTTGCAAACGCTGAAGATATGCTGATTGCTATGTTCAGCAAGTCAAGACAGAAAACTGTTACTAATCCTACATTCGTTGTTGATGAGCACGGCATGGCTCATGCTAACTTTAGGCAAAAAATCAACGAATGGGAAACAATAGAAGCTAATCCGCGTAGGCTTGCAAGAAAATACATTTATGGCAATGAACGCATAAACTATAATGAGCTATTAAAAGATACAAACAGAGCCATTGATGATATTTTAAATCCTATTGCTGACAGAATAGAAAGTGAGCTTGCGGAATATCAAGATACAGTCAAGAGTGAGCGTGCGTTTTTCATCAATGGTAAGTGGGGCTACTTTGCCGCAACCAATAGAACAGAAGGCAAGTATGCAAATGACTTTGCAGGCATACCGGACCAAAGCGCAGTCTTGGTTGATTTTGGTGAGATAGGCAAGGACGGAAAACGTCATTGGACTAAGCGAGCTTTAGAGCAAGCGGATATTGAAGGCCTTGTATTCCATGAAGCAGGTGACAGTATTCGTAATGTCAACTGGGTATCAAGATACGTTCATGACTACGGCGGCAGCGTAAGCGACTTGACCAGTAAAAAAGGACGCAGAAGAATTGCTGAAAAGATTGCTAGAGGCAAGGATATAGCGGACTTCTACGATTTGCGTAGCACTGGTTTAGATTATGGCGATGCCGAAATCAAGGCAGACTTTAAGCATATTGTAGATGAGCTGGACAGACTGCAAGCCTTGAAACATAGACTTGAAACAGACCCCGAAGGTGTCGACCTGGTAAAAGAAAGCAAGCGCAACCAATTATCACAGGAGCAGAAAGAACTCTTTGACCAGATAGCAGAGGAAAACGGCTATGCCAGCGGCTATGAAATGGCAAGAGAGATTGTCGAAGGTTATACCGTCAATGAGAATGAGGGTAGCGACGTGCAGGATAACTGGGCGAGAAACTACATTCGTAATGGCGGTGACAGGGCAAAACTCAAAAGCGAAGAAGGCTTGAAAGAGATTGCTGAAACTTTGGTAGAGGGTGAGCAGCTTACAGAGCTTAACGAGCTTAAAGCCTTGAAGCATGAGCTTGAAACTAATCCGGATAAAGTCGACCTTGTGGAGATGAGCAAAAAGCGTGCCTTGTCTAACGAGCAGAGAGAACTGTTTGACTGGGTGGCTGACAGCTTAGGCTATGACAGCGGCGATGCTATGGCGCAGGATATTTTGACTTCGCCGAGTGAAAGAGCTATGGTGCGTCAAGAGATTGACAAGGCCGTGAACCGCAGATTCCCCGACTTCATGCAGGAGCGTGAGCAGGCAAGAGAAGCGGCAAGGGAAGCACTCTATAATGACGAGAGCGGCGAAGTAGTGGCACTTGAACAACAGCTTATTGATGAAGCACTCAATGAAATAAGCGACAAGGATATTAAGCAAAAAGAGCGCGAGAATATTGCTAAAGTGCGTAAGCAGAACGCAGATAATTTTGCTAAACGCTATATCCAGACTTTGCCCGCAGGCGAGGTTATGAAGCCGAGAAGATTTGCTATGGCAGAACGCAGAGCGGCGGCTAATGCAAACAAGGCTGCGAAAGCCGGCCTTTTGGAAGAAGCGGCTATGTATAAGCAACAGCAGATGATTAATCACGCTTTGTATCGTGAAGCAGTCAAGGCCAAACATCAGATTGAAAGCGCAAGAAAGTACGTCAGAAAGCAGATGCACAGCAAGAAAGAAGTGTGGGGAACAGAGCAGCACTTCTTCCAGATGTGCGCATTGCTGGAGCGTATGGGCTATCACCGCAAGGACTTTAACACCAACGGCAGAGAAGTGCAGCCGCTTAGCGATTACATTGCAGAGATGCAGGCAAAGTACGGTGACGAAATTATTTCTATGCCGGAGTTTGTTCTGAACCCGAATAATGATTTGACCAACGCGCCGCAGCTTAGCTATATGGACGTTATCGACGCACTGAAAAACATTCGTGCTATTGCAAAGCAAGATACGAAGATGAATAAAATTGCTGCCGGTGAAGCCTTTGAACAGGTTAAGGCTGATACGATAGCGCACCTGCAAGAATTACCGGTAGAGTATGAGGCGGAGATTGGCAGCGACAGCAAAAAGAGCCTGCGTAAGCGAATTGTTGAATGGCCTAAAAATTTCATGGCTACGCTGCCTAATGCTGATAACTTCTTCTTGATGATGGATAATTGGACAGAAGGTTATTTTACTAGGGAGTTTTACAACAAAATCAACCATTGCGCAGATATGGAAAGCACGATGCTTGAAGGTTATCAGAAGGAACTTACAGATGCTTTACAGAAGTGGGAACCGGATAAAGCAAGCGGCATTGCACATGAAAAAAGAATTTACTACGAAGAACTTGGCGGCAGTGCAGATAAGCATGCTTTGATTGCTATGCTTTGCAACCTGGGTAGTGATAGTAATGCTGCAAGACTTTGTTCGCAAAAACCGGTAGGCGTAAAGAATTCTGATATATGGGTGGAAGAATCCGAACTTATCGGCAGAGAAGAAGCAATGCTGCAAACCAAACAAAACCTTATAGAGTTTTTGTGCAAGCATCTGACTAAAGCAGATATTGCCTATGCGCAGGCACGTATCAATGCGGCAAGTAAATTCTGGCCTATGCTGGCAGAAGTCAACCGCAGAACAAAAGGCTTCGAACCGCCGAAGATTGAAGCGTCACCGCTGGTGATGAAGCTTGCAAGCGGAGAAAGCGTGGTATTTGACGGTGGTTACTTCCCGTTGGAACGCGATACACGTACCGGCAGTATGCCCGGTAAATTCGACAGAATCGACAGTACCGAAGAAGGCAGCAGACCGCCGCAGCGGACTTTGGCTACTAATACCGGTTCCAGCAAGGCGCGTACTGGCGGCAAGTATCCCGTCGACTTATCGCGCGGCAGTGAGGTTACGGCGGTGAAAAGCACTATTCATGATATTTGTTATCGTGAAACAATGCTTGATTTCAGAAAGATACTGAACGATGAGGATATTTACCGCAACATGGTTGAGCGTTTAGGCGATACCAACGTAAGACTTTTGAGAGAGTTTTTGCAGGCTTGCGCTAATCCGTACGGCAATAAAACAGCATATATGGCAGAGAATCTGTTTACGAAAGCCGCCAACGCTTTACGTAATATCGCAACAAATACGGCTATTATGCTTAACTTTAAAACGGCAATGCAGAACTTTTCTAACATCCTGCTATATGGTAATAGTGTAGAAGGCTTTACTCATGCCGACGCTTTCAGAGCCTTGTATCGTGGTTTTACAGGCGAAGGCAGGGCAGAAGTAGACGCTATTTGTGCAAAAAGCGCATTTATGCGTGAGCGTATGCAAGTGCCAGACATTACGTTAAGGGATATTCAGAATCGTTCCGACCTTAACTTAATTGAGAAAAAGACGCTGAAATATGGTGCAATGCTGTTAGGCTACACTGATATGATGACTGCAAAGCCGGTATTTGCAGAAGCATACATGAAGAAAATCAACGAAGGCAAGACGGAGCAGGAAGCACTAGACTTTGCGAACGCTGTTATTCGGCGCACGTTAGGCAGCAGCCGTATTCATGATGTATCAAGTCTGCAACGTGGCAGCGGCTTATTCAGACTGTTTACGATGTTCCAGGGATTTTTCAACACACAGTTTAACCAATGGGACAGAGAAGCACATATCGCCAAAAGGTTATGGAATAGCGGCGAGAAAAAAGAAATGGCTGAACGGCTGATTGCTTTCGTTACCGCTAAATGGTTAGGCGTATGCTTGCTGAACGTAGCTATTGCAGAGCTTTCTTTGACCGCTCCTTTCGAGAAAGACAAAAAAGACGATTGGAATAACCTTGCAAAAGAGCTTATCAACTACCCGTTGTCTATGGGCGGTCCCGTCGGGCAAGCGGCGAACGTTGGTGTACAGAACTTGCTAGGCATGAGGAACTACGGCTACCGCCTGACTGCGGCGCAAGGCTTGATTGACAGAGGCTTTACTGTTGCAAGACGCTTGAACGACGTTGCGGAAGGCAAGAAAGAACCCGGCGAGTTAATAGAACAAGCAGCATATGTCGGCGGCGCATATCTTGGTATTCCCAGTGGTATCTTTAATATCATATTCAACGGCATAGATATTGCTGCTGATGATATGGACTTTGAGCTGCAAGATATTTACAAACGCAGACCAAAAAGCGAACGCAAAAAAGATTGACAAAAATTTCACAAAGTAGCATAGATACGAACCTTTGAAAATGAATGTATAATTAGTTAAAGTGATTTTATTAAAAGTAGATATATTTTTATATATCTACTTTTTCTTTTGACAAAATAATAAAAGGAGGGGAGCTATTATGATTGCTCATGTCGATAACAGAATCACATATAACGGCAATGGAAATGCAACAGAGTTTGCGTATCAGTTTAAAATTTTAGACCGGACAGACATTAAAGTTATGCTGGTAAAGCCTGACGGCAGCACGCAGATTTTAAGCAAAGATTATTATGTTGACGTTGAAAAAAGTGTTGTGATTTATCCGGGTTACGCTCCGGGCGCAGAAATTCCGGAGAGCGAAAGGCCGCCCGTTCTGCCCGCAGGCTGGCGTTTGGTGCTTTACAGAGAAGTGCCCATTACGCAGTTAGTACGCTTGCCGGAAATTTGGCCGTTCAACGTCATTGAAGCTATGGCGGACAAGCTTACGGTCATCTGCCAGCAGCTTAAAGACAAACTGAGCCGTGCGCTCACCATTAATGAAAGCAGCGCAAGTAACATCGACACGACAGTACCTTGGGTACCAGGCAAAACATTCCGCGTCAGCGACGACGGAACGCATCTGTAAGCCACGGAAGACCCGGGCAAGGTAATTGATGAAGCGAAGGGATTAGCAGAGGAAACGGCGACTAATGCGCAAGAAGCAAAGCAAGCAGCCGCAGAAATCAAGACTATCTACAACAGCGGAGGCTTAACGCCTGTCGCGGATTTAGCTGGCAGCATCGGTACAGCGTTGAAGCGCTGGGGTTACATCTTTGCCAACAAGGTATTTGCTATGAATTTGCCTATCGTCTATAAATCTGTTGCAGGGATGAAAGCCGACAGCTTGCTCTCCGCAGGTATGACAGCACAGACGCTAGGATACTACGCTCCTAACGACGGCGGAGCAGCAACGTATATCATCCGTGCTAAACAAGCATCTGACGTTGATGATGGTGGCTCGTTGCATACGCTGGCGAATGGGAATGTTGCGGAGCTGGTGGTGGAGAATGGTACGGTAAATGTTAAGCAGTTTGGTGCGAAGGGTGATGGGGTGACGGATGCCACAGATGCTTTTATTAAGGCTCTTGATTATGTTGATACTGTCTCTGTACCGAACGGCAACTATATATTGACTGCAAAAATCCTTTTAAAGCAAGGTAAAACATTAGTAGGTAATGGCAAAGCAACAAAATTGATACGTGTATCAAAAGAAAATGATATTGGTGATTTTATCGGCTTATCTGCTTTTGCAACTTTTTTAGATTGTACAATCGAGGTTAGAGAAGGATTTAAGGGTAGCGCAATTAAAATAAGTGATGATACATTAACAGATGTCGTTTATAATAACACGCCGGTTTTGAATAGTTTAGTTAATAACGTGTATATTCACTTTGTAGGCAAACCTTCCGACAAACACACATCTGCTATTGAGCTTAGTATAAAAAACAAAGTTAATAGCGGTGGCTTTTTCGGTGCAACATTTAAAAATATTTTTTGTAATGCATCTCCAACTTATAATCTTGGATATTTTGTTAGAATGTTTGCAAAACCACAAGATAGTTGGATAACAGGATGCGTCTTTGATAACTGTATAGTGGATGCTTCAAGATGGGCTTTTTTTATGGGCGCAGAAAATGACGAAGAATATAGTAATGCACAAATATTTGGCGGAGTAAGCGTCATAACAATTAGTAATTCTCAAAGCCAAAGCAAAAAAGGTGTATCAAAGGGATGCGTGTATATTAGTAAGTATTCTGATTCTATTGCTTTTACAAATTTTAGCCCTTGGGATTGGACTACAAAAAATGATTCTCCAATATTTTTTGGGATGCCCTATATTATAGAAAAAAGTTCTCTTGCACCAAATGATGAGACTGTAAACTCCTATGGTATTCCTATGAGTATTAATGGAAGCACGCTTACTACAACACTGTTTGGGATTATGGACGGAGATGAAAAGCATGTAGTGCAGTTAACATATTACAACTGGTTAAAGGTGTTTAAACAAATAGTAAATTCTGACGTATCGAAAATAATTAGTTTTTTACCTAATGTTAGAAATCTCGGATATGAAAAGTATATCGACAATGCGTGGAAACAAAAAAAATATTTACGTTTGTTACACAGTGGTAAACGTAACATAAATGATGGTTCGGCTGATTGGCTCGGACTCTATTTCAAGCACTCATATAAAAACATGGAAACAAATGTGATGATTGTCCTTAATACAGCTCCGCCGTATGTTGTAGTTGATAAGCCGCTGGGTAACAACACAAGATTTTTTTATCATCATGATGCTGAGGGGTTTCATAATATTTATATGAAATCTGATGGTATTGGACACGGCTACGTCAAACAAGATGTTTTGCCAAATTCTCAAATTGCCATAAACAACAATGGTAGAACGCATAACTCTGCGATTACCATTGATACATTCCTGTATGATGACGATGAAGTAGAACTTGAAAGCATACCCGAAGATGCCATTGAATTAGAAATTAAAATTAGGCAAAATAACTGTTGTGTACAAAGTCCCAATGGAACAATGTTTAGCATTAGCGTGTCTGACAACGGGGTGTTGACAGCCAATAAAATATTACAAGAATGAAGGTGAACCGCTATGAAAATTCCCTATGACAAAAAACTACACTTCCGCTGTAAGATTGCTCAGATTTAAAGTTATGAAAGACAGGTGATGCTAATGCTTGTATAAACCTTATCCAAAATAAAAAAATAAAGAGGTGCTATATGATAGAACAGATGATTTCCCACGTTCTGAATTTAATCTTAGGCGGCGTTGTAAGTTACATCTTTGCTCTGTACCGTCAAAAGAAGAAGGAAAATGATGCTTTAAAGGCAGGCCTGCAAGCCTTGCTGAGAGATAGAATTATCCAGGCTTATAATCACTATGTCCAAGACAAGGGCTGGATACCTATTTACGCAAAAGAAAGCATTGACGCTTGCTACAAAAGTTATGAGGCGCTTGGCGACAATGGCGTGATTGACAGTCTGATGGAGCAGTTAAGTGAACTGCCCAACTATGATTTAAAAGAACATGATGAAAAATGCAAGGAGTGTAAGTGTCATGCGTAAATTGCTTAATATGCTAAAGAAAGACGAGAACGCTTATAGCGTGGGCAGAATCTGTGCCGTTATAGGCTTTGCCGTTTGGGTATTGGTTACTTTATGGCTTGCCTTTTTTGCCAGAACTTGGGGCAACTATGAGAGCTGCACGCTGGGCATGGTAGCGCTGCTGCTTGTGCAGCTGGGCAACAAGGCCATTGAGACGAGAGCTTTTAAAATTTCAAGTGAAGAAGTTAACAAAACAACTAAAATGTGAAATCAAGAAGTGAAATTAAAGGAGGAATAAACGATGATTATTACAGGTATGGCACATTTTGAATCCGTGTGTAAAAACAAATTAGTAGAGTGGTACAACCATAATAGCAAAGAGCATATTACGCTTGAGAATGTGTTTGTGGTTTGGGCGTGCAAGACGTTGCAGAACTGCAAGGCGTTGTTATCAACGACCGTTAGCGGTGACGGTATTTATGCTGAGTATACATACAACGGCGATAAGCAAGAAATGTATGAGGACGTATACAAAAAAGCTTCTAACCGCTGCTTAAAAAGTGAGTGAGGTGATAGCTATGGACTGGAACAAAAGCCTTGCAAAAGAGATTGCAAAAGGCATTATCGCAACAGGAATTGAAGGTGGCTATGACAGCGTGGCAAAAAGCACTGCATATGATTATCCGTCAATCGGTGTCAGCCAATGGGAAGGGAATAGAGCAAATGAGCTGCTGAGAGCTATCCCCGGCGGCGCAGAGTATGCAGACCGCACTTACATTGATATTAAGGCAAGCGGAGAACTGCCGATGCTGAAAGAACTTTTAAGAAGTGAAGCAGGGCAGCAGGCACAATTAGAACAGTTATCCCGTGACTGCCTGCAATACGTCGAAGTGCTTCAGCAGGTGCCGACGTTGGACGATACACGTTGCATTATCTATGCCGGAATGTGGTGCCCTACATCTACTTGGGTAGTTAAGCGCTTTTTGGCTAACAGATATATGCACGTTGACCTGCGCAGTCTGGAAGCACTCTATAAACTGTTTAAAAACTACTACTGGGTTGCCGCCGATGTTGGCGAGATGTATAGAGCAGGTTATGCCAACAGAGCGCAAACTACTTATGAGTATGTTGCTGGCATTGATTTGACAACACCATACGGCGTTCCTGCTTATGGTGAAGCTGGCAACGGAAGATGATTTAAAGCTTATGCTTTAGATATAGTCACCGACAAGAGGTTTAGTTATTCCCTCTCCTATACGTGTAGCATTTTCTGGTATTTTTATTTGCGTAATAGTCGGTGACACATTCTACAATGATTGGAGGTGATACAATGGAAGAACTGAAAATGTTTGTGCTTGACAAAAAGTTTTTGGTTGGCCTCATTATAGGCTTTACTCTTGGCACGTTACATCATTATTTTGCTCTTTAAAATATCCTGAATCTCTATCTTACAAGTAGGCTATAAGTTAACGATTTTGAACGAAAATCACACACAAATTGCATCGTCTACAAGCGTTTTAAAAATAGTGCCGCTCATGATTTATCGTGTCGGAACCTAAAATCGCTTGTAGGCGAAATTTGTGCGTCTGACGAGGTTTATTATATTTTACAAATATCAGTATTGCTAAGAGGTTATAATGGAGAATGAGAAAACAAGCAAAACTAAAATTGTCGTTGCTTTTGTCGCTGGTGTGTGTGTTGCTTGCGGTATTTATGCCGCTCAACGCTTCGGCTGGATCACCCCGGTATTCGGACGATGTGACAGAATATATTCTGACGGAAAGTCAATATCAGAAGTTAAGCAACAACTTGACGGAGCTAAAGACAATCAACGAGAATTACAAAAAACTGCTGATGCAATCGAAGGGACAGTTGGGAACATCCGACAAGAAGTTAGCGGAGCTAGAGAAGAAGTCGGACGAGCTGAACAGTCTTTGTCTGACGCTGAAAATCAAAGTCAAAGAGCAGGAGAGCTTATTGACGAGTGTCAATCAATCCTTAGCGGAGCTAGAAAAAGAGTACAAGCTAAAACAGAAGCGAATTAAAAAACAGCGCAATATAGCATACATAATAGCAGGATGCGCACTGTATGCTGCAATGAAGAATTAAGGCAAAACGAAATGTCTACCTATGATGTGCAACGTTTGTTTTTTCTTATGCTGTTGCTAGATAAATTCCCTTGTGTTATAATTATATTGTCAATAAAATCTTTATACTTAAAACTGTTGATTGGTGGATTTCATTCGATATCCATAAAAGCGTTCTGTATAATGCAGGACGCTTTTGTTTTATTTAAATTGTTTAGTGACTGCCTGTTTGTTGGCGTGATATAATATATCAAATAGATATATTATATGAGGTGATAGGATGAATGATAACGAAAATGTTAAGCAGGAAGTTTTGCCTGCTGGTATGGTAACAATGCTGTTTGCTGAAAACAAAAGAATTATTGATAAGCAGTTTTATATCATGGCTGGAATGTTGTTCGCTAACATTGGTCTGATTGCGCTGCTTGCTTATGTTTTGAAAAGGTGATCTAATGAAAGAACTGCAAAAGAGCGTAAGAACCTGGCTGACAGAAAGTTCCAGACGCTCATTTTATGCAGTGCTTCAAGAAGCGAAAATAACGCCTAGACAAATGCAAATCTGTGAGATGAAATTTGTTGAAGGCAAGATGAATTATCAAATCGCAATGGAGCTAAACATCTCCACTAAAACTGCTGACCGAGAAATAAGCACTGCTTACAAAGCTATTAATCGAGTGCTAATGTGATAATACAGCCATCTAAAAGGTTACATTTTGTAACAGTTTAGATGGCTGTATTTTTTTTGCCCATTTTTATTAAATGTCTGTTTTTGTAGGCTTTTTTGTCTGTTTGTTTAGGGATTTTTTATATTACGCTCATTTAAAATATAGGTGAGGTGATAAGAATGTACGGACAATATGGACCTTATAACCCTTATGCCGGGGCGACGCAGCAAATGCAGCAACGGCTGAATTATTTGCAACAACAGCAACAAATGTATCAACCTGCATATCAGCAATCTATGCAGCAAGCTCCTGTACAGCTAAAAGGAAGGATAGTTACAAGCATCGATGAAGCAAAAGCAGCTCAGGTTGACCTTGACGGAAGCAGTACATATTTCCCGGCGCCTGCTGAAGGAAAGGTTTATGAAAAGCTTATAGGCATGGATGGCTTGCCAGTGTTTAGAGTATACACTTTGCAAGAAGGCGGAGCGCAAAAGCAACCTGTATATGCTGACAATAATGTTGTTATAGCCTTGCAACGAAGAATTGAAAAGCTCGAAGAACAGATTGGAGGAATGACGAATGATGAACATATTTCAGATGATGCAGATGGTGCAGCAGGCAGGAAATCCAATGGGACTAATGCAGCAGTTCGCAGGACAAAATCCGCTAATGAGTAGGGCAATGCAGATGGGGCAAGGCAAGTCACCTGAACAGATTCAAAATATTGTAAGGAATCTTGCCAAACAAAAAGGCATGAATGATGAACAGCTTAATCAGTTTTTAAATCAATTTGGCTTAAAGCTTCAATAGGCGCGCAATGAAGCTTTGCATATATTTCTCGGAGGTGAAAAAATTATGGAAGGTACAAACATTGTTCCGGTAATGGATATGAATCGAAACAACAACTATGGTGATTGCTGGGGCGGCGGTATGTGGTTTATGTGGATTATTGTCCTGTTTGCTCTTATGGGTGGCTGGGGCGGTAATTGGAATAACCGTGGTAACATGGGTGCTGAAATCTTTGCGAATGGCAGTATGACACGTGATCAGATTGCAGACCAATTTTCCATGCAGGATATTAAAGACGGTATTCGTGGCGTTCAGAATGGCTTGTGTGATGGTTTTTACGCTCAGAACAGCACTATGCTGAATGGGTTTAACGGTGTTCAGCGAGACATTATGCAGACTGGTTATCAGCTCGGCAGCGAGATTGCACAAAATCGTTTCGCCGCTCAGCAATGCTGCTGCGAGCAAAAACAAGCTATTGCTTCTCTTGGTTACGAAACTAACCGAAATATTGACGCAGTACGTTACGAAAATGCACAAAATACTTGTGCTATCGTAAACGCCGTCAAAGAGGACGGAGAAAAGACCAGGGCAATTATGGTAGCTAATCAGATTCAAGATTTGAGAGATAAACTTGCAGATAGAGATAGGGATTTGCAGACCGCTAATTTCCAATTATCTCAACAGGCTCAGAGTGCAAACCTTATCGGTACGCTGAGACCTTATCCTCAACCTGCTTATATTACGTCTAGTCCGTATCAAAGTGTCGCTGCCAATGTAGCTGGTGCTTGTGGCTGCGCTTATAATGTAGGCTAAAAATAAGTTATGTGCATTAACTGCACTGTATTAGGGACGGTGCGCGCCGTCCCTATTGCTTTAAAAAACGATAAAATTTAAAGGTATCAAGAAAATACCTTGATTGCGTAAAGAGGTGAAAATAAATGATTTGCTACGAAAAATCTTCTTTGAACGCTGCTGCTGTGGCAGCTCAATCTGTTGCAGCTAATGCTTTTGTTAGCTTTCCTATTAATAATCTTCTGACTGGCGTTGCTATTAAACATCCTGCTGGCAGCTCTAGTGTTAGCCTTATCCGTGGTTTATACCTTGTTAGTGTAAATGCTGATGTTGTTCCTGCTGCTGCTGGCAATGTTGGCTTACAGCTTCTGAGTACCACGGAAAGCACATCTTCTGTTATTAATGGTGCGGAAAGCATTGTTACTGGCGTTGCTGACACAGCTGTGAATATTTCCTTTACTACGCTGATTCGTGTTCGTCCTTCTTGCTGTGCAGTAAACAACATAACAAGTTTACAGGTACAGGCAACGGCAGCGGCAACAATTAACAGGGCAGCTATTAGCGTGGTTAAACTTGCGTAAGGAGGTGTAGTTATGCACTCCTATAAAGAGTATTGGAACAAGATTATAGGTGATGATACAAAAGAGAGAGCAATGGAAGAAATTGTTTGCAGTGCATTAGAAAAGCTTAAGATGCATTGCCCAGACCTTTTTTATCGCACGTTGTATGACCTGCACTGCGTAGCCTATGGTCCTCACTTTGACGAAGCACTTGCAAAGCTTGCTGTTAGTAAAATGCAGAACACAGATGGCACTAATGGTGAGCATTGGACGTATGAACAGACTAACCAACTAGCAGAGCAACACAATATCAAACATAAAGCAGATTGGTATTATGTGCTGAACATGGTGTATAGTGATTATGGCGCAGCTTTCAGCGGCGATACCGGAACACTCGTTAAGATTGCTAAAGCTTATATGTGTGATCCTGATGCTCCTAGCGGAAAAGTGCTTGACTTATGGGTAGCTCAAATGAGAGCAAAGGAAAGACAATAATTATATTATTTGCACCTGCTGTAAGCATATGCTATAATATATGTGTGGTTTGGTTTGAATTTGTTTCCATTTCGGTATCTCAATTATCTTCTTACTATTACATACGGCTAAAAAAAGCAGGTTTAGTCAGCCTGCTTTTTTGCTTGTGAGTTCCAAATGAGTTCCAAAATAAAAGCAACTAAAAAAATGAAAAAAATAAGCGCAAAGATATTCACAGCGCAATAGAAAACCGCTTGTAAAAAAGTAGTCGATTTAGTAGAATCAATATAGAGCAGTATTTAAGCAATAGAAATTAACGGATTTTCCATATTAAAGGAGTAATTAGA